TACCATATGCTGGTATGCTATTATTTCCTCCACTAATAATTAAACTACTCGTTGCTTTAATTTCCGGTACCGCTTTGACAGCACTTGTTACCTTGGTGATAGATGCAATAGACATCGGAGCGTCCGATGTAGCCGTAGGGGTAAAATCCACCCCGAGAGGACCAGTAATATAAACATCTTGGCCAGAAACCGTAGCCGAGTAACCACTCCCAGAGGAGTTAATCAGCGAAGCCATGTAACTAGCCGCCGAGCTGACGCTACCCATCGTGCTGTTTGTTATGCCGCCGCTAAAGTCCGTGATGATTGAACCATTCCAAAATGGGTAAACCTTGCCGTCCGCGAACTTTGCGATGACGAAAGGAAAGCCTCCGTACAATGTTGAGAAAACAACCTCTGTCATTGCCGATGCAACCGGGCTTTGGAGACGCTGGTAGGTTACGCCGGCCGGCATGACCGGCGCCACCACAGAACCAAAAACGTAAATTGTCGCTTCAGTAGCCTCCATGCCGAACGTGTCGGCCGGCAAAGACGCAAAGGTCGCAAACTTCTTTCGCTTCTCAATCTCACCACCACGAGACACGTGGGCGTTCTTGAGCGTCTGAAGTGTACCGGACTTTGACGTCAATGGGTGACGTCGAGTATCGAGTCCCGCAGAGAAGTTCTCGACTACGATGTATGCCATAAATTAGACCTGGTCGCTTGGGGTGATCCGTGCGCCTTGGAGGTTCCAACCAGTCGTTTGCCCAGACCCCCCAAGAGTAAACACGTCGGTCTTTACGGCCGAACCTTTTAGCTTCTGAAGAAGTTGCTTGGCGATGTCGGCCTTGGCCGATGCGTCGTCTGACTTCGCGCGCGAGAGTAATTCGGCGGCAGCGTGAAGGACGATCAAATTGTCGTCCAGCAAGGCAACGTCAGAGTCATTGATTAACTGCGGGCATTTGCGGATAGCCTTAAAACGTACCACGCATTCATTGCTAGAAGGCATCGGCCATACCTCAAACTGGTTACCCTCGTAGTGACGCCAGTTGGTGGGCGGGTCTTGCTTGTCTCCATCGGCAGGGTCAGACGAGTTGTACTGGTCTGGACCAATGCCGTAGATCATCGGACGCCAGGACGAAGAATACCGGACGTGCGTCGAAGAGATGCGGCCGAAGTCGATGTCGTTGTCGAAGCCGTAGTAACGCTGGCCGTCTAGCAAAGGTTCGTCTCGCTCGATAAAAGCAAACGGCCATTCAAAGCTTTCCCAGAGGTACTGCTGCGTACGGTTGATGGTCTGCTTCAACGCCGGCAGGGAATTGACGCCCATAGCCACGTTGGTGGAAGCGCCAATCTCTGCCCGCAGGGCATCGACCAGCGCAGAAAGCTGGGTGCCGCGAGCCATAGATTATTTCTTTTTGGCGTTAGACTCAACGGCAGGTTCTTCCTCGCCGATTTCAACGAGGGTCTGCGGGAGCTTATTGCCGACTCCTGGGAACAACTTTTCCACGACAGCGACCGTGTACTCACGGTTGAGGCGATCGCGTTCCTCTTTCTGGTCAACAGCTTCAGAGCGGGTCTTCTTGACGTTAACCACGGCGTCGTGTCCGTGCAGGGACTTGATCACCGGGATTTCGGGGGCGCTGACTTCCTTAACGACGGTGTTCGTAAGGGAGCCGGCGAGTCGTACTTCAATTTGGGCGTATTCCATAGGTTCTATCATCGTGTGCCGTGTGACTGCTGTTGCAAGCAAAAGGGGGTGGCTCCTTTCGGAACCACCCCCTGGGTGATGCTATAAGCTACCGTTTAGGTAACCTGGTAGACGCCGCAACCGTTGAGCTGCTTACCAACAAGGCCGCCGGTCCAGGTCATGGCGCGGTACAGCACGTACTGGTCGTGAGGACGAGCAGGGCTGTGGGTCTTGTTTTCCTCGCCGTCCATGACGTAGAGGTTGATGTTGCTCTCGTCGATGAAGTACGCGCGGTTCGTGTAACCGATTTCGTCCAACGTCGGGTCGTAGATGAACTCGCCAAGGCCCTGCATGGTGATGCCGGCCAGACCGATGTCGGTCATGCCCTTGGAGAAGCCAGTCTGGGTGAACGTACCCTTCGAGGTGATCTCGAGGTCAAGCTTCTCAAGGAAGCCAGAACCACAGAGAACCAAGGAAGGCTTGCCACCGAAACGGGTCAGCTGACGGATTTCCTTGCGGAGAAACTCGCTGATCTTCTGGGAGCCTGCAACGTAAGCAATCGCGCTTGCGCCGACGGCCGAACGGTTACGCCAGAGAGGGTTAGTCGCGCGGTCGATGCCACCCACCGTGCCGGTCGCCGGAGCGTCGGTGATGAGGGACAGGATACCAGGGACTTCCTTCGGGTTGGCAACGCCGTCACGCCAGAACATGGCATTGAACGACTTGGCCCAGCCCTCATTCATGTCCTTGAGCTTTTCGTCCAGGAGGCCGGTCAAGACGGTGACGTCGCGATCGGAATGCTTGGAGGTAGACTCGCCGGACGTGCTGTCGGTGACGGACAAGCCGTCATGCTTCAACTCGGTGAGGGTGAGGCTGATACCAGCGTGGATTTCCTTCCAGGGGTAGGAAGCGCGCTTGGTGTTAGCCGGGTTGGCGTAGGAGACGGTGTCGTTGTGCGTGAAGCCAGCGATAGCCGTGGTGTAGTCGAAGACGACAGGCACCGTGATGTTACCCTTGCCGCCGGGGAAAGACTTCTTCTTCTTGGCGAGTGCCTTGAGAAGGGGCTTTTCCTGGATGGCCTGGGCGAGCGCGCCACCCTTGATGTTGTAATCAAGAGCAGAGGCCGTGATGTTTAGCAGTTCAGCATTAGAGAATGCCATAGTGTTTTATATGTTTTTTAGGGGTGTTAGCGGGATTGCGACATTCCGAGACGGACCGCTTCGAGAAGCGATTTCGGCACGGGTGCTGCGTTTGCGGACGACGTGGAGCTGGATACATGACTGATAGGCTTACGCTGTGGTGCGAACCGAGAGAGACGTTCCTTGATGATGGAGTGGGCGCGCTCAACGAGCGCTAGAGCCTGCTCCGGGGTCGACGGTCTTTCGGACGCAAGCAATAGCTTGGCCTGGTCAATAACCATTTCCTGTTTGGCAGACCAATCGGGATCCTTGACCTTCATCTGCTGTTCCCAGTTAACGACCGCTCCGTGGATGCTGGCACGACCCTGTTGGGCCTGCTGCTCCTCGGCGTACGCTGCTCGCTGATCGCGAAGCTGCTTGTCAGCCTGGAAGGCCGCAAGTTGCTTCGCCGTGTCTTCGTCGATGTAGCCTTCTTCAACCTTTTTATGGATTTCCGGAGGCAACGTCTCGCCGACATAGGCATCGAGCTTTGCTTTGTACTCGCTGATCTTCTTGTGGGCTTCGACCGGATTGTTTTTCATTAGGGCCATTATTTCAAACCCCTCCGAAACTTCCTCGGTTGATAGACCATTCGACGACATGTAGTTAGTAATCTGACGGTATTGTCCCGCGTCCGAGCGGTATGCATCTCGCTCGCTGACTACTTCCTTCCAGCGTGGGTGGTTATGGAACGGCAGCTTCTGGTCCGCTTCAGAGCCAGTCTTGTCCTTCGCAGGGTCGTCCAGACCTAGCGCAGGGGACTTGGCATCGTTGGCAGATGCTCCGTTGGTTTCCACGGTGGACGAACCCGCGTCAGCCGGCTTATTCGCGGCGCGTCTTACGGCGTCGAGTAAAGAGGTCGGCTTCTTGTTAGCGTCCTGGTCGCCCGCCCCCGACGAAATGGGCGTGCTATCTTGTTTAGCGTCGGCTGCATTCGTTTCCGGTGCAGAAAGGTTTTCGACAGGCGTGTTGACCTGCGGTTCGGTAGTGGCCGCTTCGGGTGCGGCCGTGGTGTCGGTTTGATCCATTGAGAGTTATATTACAGTAGTTATTTTTAAAATCAACTGTTTGGCATCGTTGTGCCTTGGCTGCGGATTTGACCTGGAGTCATCATGGCCGGACCGTCTGCACCGGGTGCGCCTGGAGCAGGTGCCACGTTGTTACCGCCGGCCAAGCCTTGGGAAGCCGGGTCAGTCATGGGGTTGCCGGTGGGCAGCTGCTTCTGGGCGTTCTGGGCGACGATAGACGGCAGGGCAGCGCGGATAGCGTCAGAGATGTCCATGCCGTCGTCTAGCCGGCGGATAGCCTCCTTGGCCAACCACTCGGGGTTCATGCCGGGGATCTGCAGGAGGATAGGAGCAAGACGCTCAAAGTTCTGGATTTGGATGGCCTTGTTAGGGCGGCCATTGGAGCCGGCTTCAACCTCGAGCATAAGCTCCTGGGAAATCTCATTGGCCGTCAGCTGCGGCCATACGGCACCGGGGCCGGCAATCTTCATGACCGTCTCCTGGTCGAGCTGCTCGAGCAGAACCTGGCCGGTGGACTTGGCTAGTTCGCCGAGGAAGTCTTCAAGGTCGTCGACGTTCGACGACAGGCTGGACATGCGGCTGCCTTCGGCGACGGAAACCTCCGTGGCGGTAGACGAGCTGGTGCCGCCGATGTTGGCTTCCTGTGAGCCGACCACGCGCATCATGTCGTCCAAGAGCATCGACGTGTCGTACA